GAAATGGCAACTCTCCCCAGGCGGCGGAATACGCCCGGCGCGTGTGGGATGACCCGCTGCTTTCGAGGATTCTCGAAACGCCGCCGGATATGATCGAGCGCGCCGCGGTGGCCGGTGGAGACACGGTAAACGCCGGCTGGGCCTCGGAGCTTGTCGAGTACCGGAATGCCTCGGAGGAGTTCGTCGAATTGCTCCGCCCGCAATCCGCCACCATGCAGCTCGCCACGCGAACCCTCGATTTCGGCCGGAATGACTCGATCACGATTCCGACCCAGACCGCAGGCGCCGCCGGCGGCTACATTGCCGAGGGCGCCGCGATCCCGGTGGGTACGCTCACCACCGCGCAGCTCACGATGGCACCGCGGCACCTGGGCATTATTGTGGCGATCACCGAGCAGCTCGCCAACTCGAGCGCGCCCGATGCGCTCACCCTGGTGCGCGATGACATGATCGCGGGGACTGCCACCGCAATCGACGCCGCAGCGCTCACCCAGGTGGCCCGCTCAGCAACGAATCCGGGCGGCATCTACACCGGCGGAGGCTCCTCGGCCGGTGCGACCGCAGGCGCAGTGCCGGCGGTTCTGGACCGGATCACCGCCGATACGCTGGCCGCTCAGCAGGCGATGAGCGCGGCGAACATCCCAGGCGCCCTGGTCTGGATCATGAATAGCAGCGAGTTCAACATGCTCAACCATGTCCGCGACGGGATCGGCCAGTACGCTTTCCGTGAGGAGCTGAGCCGGGGCACTTTCAGTGGGCACCGCGTGGTGGTTTCCAACAATCAGACGGCGACGAACGTGGGCCTCCTGGCCGAGGGTCAAGTGATTTTCGGCCGGAAGGGTGGGCCGATGGTCGCGACTTCGAGCGATGCCACTATTAATATGAGTGACGCGCCGGTGGTGGATCAGTCCACCGCCACCGATCCCGTCACCTCGTTTTTCCAGACGCGGCAGGTGGGGCTCCGGCTGACTTGGGATCACGATTATATCAAGCGCCACGCGGCGGCGAGCTATGAGCTCACCGCGGTGGATTGGGACTAAAGCGGTGCGCGTGCGGATCGTTAAAGATGTTCCGCTGAGATTTTCAGCGGGGGCGGAGCTCGAGCTGTTTCCCGCCCTCGCTGAGAACCTAATCCGCCTGGGCATAGCCGAAAGCGCAGACGCCGCCGCCGCGCCGGACGCGGCACCCAAGAAAAAGAAAAAGAAAGCCGCGCGGAAAAGGGATTAGCCAATGGGATTTCTCGAGCGGATCGGCCTGGGCACCTGGCGAGCCGAGCGGGCGACCCCTGGCACCTCGGTGCTGTTTCCGCCAAACGGCGGCTATCGGTCGAATTGGTTCCAGCTCGGCACGCTGCCCTCGAATAACGCCGAGGCTCTCACCTCGAGCGCCGTCTATGCGTGCGTGAGCGTAATCGCTCAGGAGGTGGCGCGCCTAAAGGTGATCCACTGGCGCACGCTGCCCAACGGCGGCCGCGAGCGCGTCACCACCAGCCCGGCCGCGCGCGTGATGCGGCGCCCGAATCCGTATCAAACGCCCTCGGACTTTTGGCTTCAGTACGTTAGCGCGTGCGCGTTGAGCGGAAACGCTTACGCGGTGGCAGAGCGTGACGCGGTGGGGCGCATTTCCGCCCTGCACACCCAGCACCCCAACGGAACGAGCGCCCAGGTGGACCCTGAAACGGGAGCGGTATTCTATGACGTTGCCGGCTCTCGGCTCACGCCGCGCCTCCCGCGCCAGGTGCCTGCTCGAGATATGGCGCACCTAAAGCTATTCACGCCGCGGGATCCGCTGGTGGGCGTTTCGCCGCTCGAGGCGGCTAGCTACTCGATGGCGCACGGGGAGCAGATCCAGCGTCAAGCGGTAGCGTTCTGGGGAAACAAAGCCCAGCCTAGCGGCATTCTTTCAACTGACCGGCCGCTTTCCGCCGAGGCCGCGCGCCGCCTCCGCGATCAGTGGCAGAACGCCAACAGCTCCGACAATGCCGGAAAGACGGCGGTGCTCGATTCCGGTATGACATGGCAGCCGCTCAGCATCACCGCGCGCGATGCGGAAATGATTTCGTCTTTCAACCTTTCCACCGATACCATCGCCAGCATTTACCGCGTCCCGCTCTACATGATCAACCGAATGGAGAGCGCCACGTTTTCAAATGTGGAAACCATGCAGCGCCAGTTCTACGTGAGCACCTTGGCGAGCTGGCTCGAGGCGGCCGAAGCGGTGCTGGATAAGCTTTTCCAGCTCCCGGTGGGGGAGTCGCTGGAGTTCGACGTTGAGCGCGGCCTTATGCAAAGCAATTTTGATTCGAGAATGAAAGCCTACCGGGACGCGATCCAAGGGGGCGTTATGACGCCTAATGAGGTCCGCTCGCTCGAGAAGTTGCCCAGGTTGCCCACCGGCGCAGATACTACCTATCTGCAGGCTCAAATGGAGCCGCTCGAGGATCGCCACCGGGAGGAGCCACCGGCGCCGGCACCGGAGCCGCTCGAGGAGGATGGCCAGGCGGAGCGCATCGCAGAGCTCGAGCGCGAGCTGGTGCGCCAGCGGCTCGAGTTCTCGCATGAGGCCGGGGGCCTGCGCGCCGACCTGGCGGTGGCCGAGGCCAGGCTCGAGGAGGGCGCGCCGTGAGCCTGGTTAGCCTGGCCGAGGTAAAAACGGCGTTGGGGATTATCAACGCCAGCGGCGAGCAGGACGTTTTCCTTAATCGTATGATCGCGCTGGCGGACGATACCGCCCGCGGTTACACGGGGCGCTATCTGAGCTCGGCTCAGTTTACGGAAACATTCTATGCCCCCCAAAAGGTGACGCTGCGCGAGTGGCCCCTGGTATCGCTGGATACGGTGACCCAGGACGGGACAAGCTTGACGACCGGAAACCTCCGCGCCGATTTCGAGCGCGGCCGGATCTGGCGACCGGATGGCCAATCGATGGATTGGACCGGCACGAATAAACTCGAGGTGGTCTATACCGCGGGCTATGCGGCAATCCCAGCCGATCTGAAAGAGTGGGCCTATCTGCTCATAAAAGCAAAGTGGGACGCCTGGGGCGAGAATAGAGGAGTGGAGCCTGGGGGGGCGTCCGTTTCTCGAGTTCAGAACCCGGACGGGGGCGCCGTTTCCTATCTCACCGCGGGGGCGGTGGGCGGGACTGTTTCCGATGTACCTGACTTCCAGGCGGGCGTCCCGCTTTCAGCACTGGACCGCTACCGCGACCCCACCCCGGACGCCTCGGATGAGTATTCCGTTTGGGTGAAGCCATGAGCGCGCCGGTGGTATCGCGTCCGCTGCTCTACCAGCCTCGAGGCGGGAGCGTTTTTCTGCTCCGCGGGAGCCTGGCCCGCCCGGCGGCCGAGGAGCTGGTGGGGGGCCTCGAGGAGGCGCAGCGCGTTTTCACCGCGCGCTGGGCGGAAATGGTGGCCGGTGGCGTGACCGACCCCGAAAAGTACGATGGCGTAACCGATCCCGGCCCGGCCGCGCACCTCGATACCGTGGCGGCTGAGGTTTCCGCCGATGAGGTTACGCTCTGCGGACTCGATGCCGCGGGGAGCTTACCGTTTGCGGTGGGTGCTCAGTGGACCGCCTATAGCACCACCACTACCGACTGGCAGACGGGGACGGTGCTAGCCATCGACGCCGGGAGCTCCGGCACCTTCCAGCTCTCGAGTTCAAACGCCGGCCTGGCGAATCAGTCGATTATTATCTACCCGGCCAACGTCCGCGAGTATTCGGTGCATAACGTGGCGGTACTGTATAAGGGCGGTGCGCCCGCCTGGGTACGCGCGGAGGTGACCGGATGAGCTCGAGCACCGTCCGCAGCGTAGCGCGGAGCCTGCCCAGTGATCCCGCCTGGCCGGGCGCATTGCCGTTCTATGAAACGGTGAACGATTCGCCCAGCATCGCCGCTCTGCCAGACTCATGGTTTACGCTTGTATTCCAAGCGGACGCCGATGACCCGGTGGGCCTGGGCGCCGGTGGCCAGCTCCGCGAGGCCGGCCGGATCGTGCTCGCCGGCTTCTCGCGCTCAGGCACCGCGGACGGTGATTTGATTACGGCCCTCGAGGTGGCGGCGCCGCTCTTGCGGCCCCACTTCGCGGCCTCAAATATTTTCGTTAACTCGCTCTCACCACCCCAAGAGTCTGACCCTGGCCTAGACGGCGAATGGTTCCGGCTCGATCTGGTGGTGGAATATTGGCGTTTCCACTAGGGAAGGAAAATAGATATGCCTCAACTAACAGATGCGATCCGATATGCAATCGTCAAGGAAGTTTCCACCGGCGGAGGTACTCCCACGGCTCCGGCTTGGGAAGTGCTGCGCCTGGTGTCCGAATCCATCCGCTATGCGCCCAACATTATCGAAAGCGGCGAGCTCAACAACTCACGCGGCCTTTCCGATTCCTTGCTGGTGAGCACTGCCACCGAGGGAACGATTACAACATACGCCGCATTCAATGACGTTTTTATTGAGATGGTCAATGCGGTAATCGGCCAGGGTGTAACCTGGCCGCCGGCCGGGACCGTGACTCCGTTGCATTACCAAGATGATACCCGCACCACCTTTTCGTTTGAGAAATCGCTTCCCAACTCCGCCGCACGGTATACCTACGAGCGCTGGGATTTTCTGACAGTTTCGCGGCTAGAGGTATCGATGGCACCCAATGAGCCGGTAATGTTTAACTGGGACTTGGTGGGCGGCGAAATGAATATCTCTGAGGACGCCAGCGTGAAGGGTGATGCGGAATTTCCCTCATCCACATACACGGCCGTATCACCGAGCGTAGCCGCGGCGCCGCCGATGACTGGCGAGGATGTTACGATTACCTGGATCACCTCAGGCTCGACTACTCCGGGCGTCAGCTTGGCGGCTTCCGAGGTGATTTCGATGACTCTAAATATCGATAGCCAAAACAAGGTCATAGATGAGCTCGGCACCGGGCGCCCCACTCCGCTGCTCGGCAAGATGATGGCCAAGCTTAATTGCGTGGCCACGTTTCAAGATGAGGCGGTGCTCGAGGCGCAGCGGGACCGCACCGATATATCGTGCCAGGTGGTGCTTAGTAACAGCGGCGGAGCTTATACGTTTCAATTTCCGCGCGTAAAAATTGACACCGCTGATGTTATGGCCGAGGCCGCCGATGAGGTGCTGATGGTCAATCTCGAAATGACAGGGCTTGTCGAGGTGGCCACCGGCGAGATGGTGGGATTCGGCGCAGTTTAACCAGAGGGGGAAAGGTTGGGCATTCTCGGAAATATCGCGGACTTGGCGGTGGATGAGAAAAAATCCACTGAGGGCGTACCGCTCGAGCTCGGCCGCGGGCGCACCCTTTGGGTCCGCCAAGCGGGTGGCCATAACCGCGCCATGATCTGGGAAGCGGCCGAGGTGGCCGAGCGCCTGGCCGATGAGCTCGAGGGGCTCGAGCCGCGGGAGCGTGACTACGTGACACACCGCGCGATCACGGCCGAGCTCTTGGTGGCGCGGTGGGCCGGCTTCAAGGACGAAAAGGGGAAGCCGCTCGACTATACGCCCGCCGCGGGCCTCGAGCTCTTTTCCGCTTCGCCGGATACGCTCAGCGCGGTGCAAGACTTGAGCACCAGCGGGGACGCCTATCGTCTCGAGCGCGATAAAAAAAAATTGAGGAAGTGATCGAATGGGAGGCCACTCACCGCGAAGCTATGCCGTACCTCCTCGAGCTCCAAAGGCGCGGCCGCAGGGTTACGCTCCTCGAGGAGCGCCCACGGCTTCCCGATCACCTGCTAGTGGTCGCCCAGGCCCGCCAGGACATTGGCGGCGAGGTGGAGCTCGGCAACGTCCTGGCATGGTTTCGCGCCGCCGGAATCGACCCGGAGCCGGATCGGTTTTTTTGGCTTCTGGACCGCATCCGCGCGGTGGAGGCTCTACACCGTGAGCGTGACGCTACGAATCACCGGCCTCGAGGAGCTCAACCGCCAGATGAAAACGCTTCCGCATAAGGTGCAGCGCCGCGCGGTGATCGCTGGCCTCCGCGAAGGCGCCAAGGTGATAAAGAAAGCGGGTAAGATGGGCGCACCCCTGCGCCAGAGCGTGGCCGGCAACTCCGCGAAATTCATAGGCGACCGTCACGGGATCCGCTTCCCCGGCTTCCTTCGCCGGACCACGATCTACCGCACGGTGAGCAAGCGTAAAGCGCTCCGGCCGACTATCCACATCGGCCCGCGCCGCGCCGCTTTCTATGGGCAATTTTTCGAGGTGGGGCGCCGCGGGCCGCGCCGGATGCCCCGGAAAACGTGGCTAAGCGACGCCTACCGCTCGCGGAATGGGGCGGCCCTCCAAGCGATTCGGAAGGGGCTGTGGCGCGAGCTCGCGAAAGCAATAGACGAAGACCCGAGGAGGGCGCCGCGTGGCTAGCCGCGATGTAGGCAGACTCCGCGCCGTTCTCGATGCGGAAACGGAGAGATTTAACCGGAAAATAGAGCAGTCGCGGAAGGAAACTAATCGCCTTGGCGCCGCGATGCGGAAAAGCAAAAAGAGCTTTTCCCTTTTCGATACGGCTCTGAAACGGTTTGCGCCGGCCGCGGTGGCGTATGGGCTGGCGCGGATCGCCACCCAGGCGAGCCGGATGGGCCGCCAGCTTGAGGAGGCGAGCGAGCGCACCGGATTTAGCGTCGAAACGCTGCGCGCCTTGCAGATGGCCGGCCGGGATGCTGGCGTCACTATCCAGACCACCACCATGGCGCTCCAGCGGTTCAATAGGCGTGTGGGCGAGATAGCCAACACCGGCCGCGGTGAGCTGGCGCCCACCTTCGAGCAGCTCGGCATCGCGATACGTACCAGCGGCGGCGAGCTCCGCGGCATAGAGGATATTCTCGAGGAGTTCACCCGGAAGCTAAACGGCATTGAGAGCGCGGCCCA